TCAGATTTTCTTTGTGCATGGTGGTGTTGAAACTGAGGATCGAGAAAATGTTCGGGCAATCACCGAACGTGAAAATAATGCTATAATAGTTGCATCATATGGAACTTTCTCCACAGGAATTAACATTAAAAACTTACACAACGTTATATTTGCTAGTCCTTCTAAATCGAGAATTCGGAATCTTCAATCTATTGGAAGAGTTTTAAGAAAGGGTGATCGTAAACTGAAAGCAACATTATATGACATTGCTGACGATATAAGTTATAATAAAAGAAAGAACTACACACTTAATCATTTGATTGAGAGAATTAAAATCTACAATCAAGAAAATTTTAATTATGATATTGTAAACATACCTTTAAAAAACTGATGGGAGAAGAATTCGTAGCTGTTATTAAATTAGTTTCTGGGGAAGAGATCCTTGCATCGGTTTGTGTTGATGAAACTGGTGAAGAACCAATTATTATCGCTCATACTCCTGTAACTATGAAAATGATTAATAATGGAATGTATGTAAAGATAAAACCTTGGATGGAATTAGCAGATGATGATATGTTTGTATTCAGAACTGATAAAATTATTACAATGAGTGAAATTAAAGATCAAAAAGTAATTAAAATATATGAAAGATATGTTGAAGAAGAAAATGAAGAGAATGATATGACTAAACTTTTACCCTCTGGTGGTGAGGTAAAACCTGATGGAAAAATGGGATATGTCTCAAGTGTTGAAGATGCTCGCAAGAGTCTTGAGAATATCTTTAAGAATAATATAGATAAGCCTAATAACCCTTGAACCCTTACAGAGTTATTGTACACATATTTACAAGACTTGTCAAGTATTAAAAGTATGTTATAATATATTATAGTTAGACGGAGACATTTTATGCCTAGAAAGAAGTCTGAACATTACGTAAATAATAAAGAACTCTTACAAGCATTGATAGTCTACCGAGAGAAAGTTGCTGATGCGAAAGAGAAAGATTTACCAAAACCAAGAATTACAAATTATCTTGGAGAATGTTTTTTAAAGATTGCGACACATTTGTCGTATAAACCGAACTTTGTAAATTATATGTTTCGTGATGATATGATATCAGACGGAATTGAAAATTGTGTTCAGTATATTCATAACTTTGATCCTGAGAAATCAAGGAATCCGTTTGCGTACTTTACTCAAATAATACACTATGCATTCCTAAGAAGAATTCAGAAAGAAAAGAAGCAGTTAGAAATTAAGACAAAGATTATTGAGAAGTCTGGATATGATGAAGTGATGACTGTAGATGATAGTTCACTTGCTGGTAGTAGTTCTGATTATAATACTATAAAAGATAACATTACATATAAAAATAATAACAGATGAAAGTTGCGATCATTACTGATCAGCATTTTGGTGCCCGAAAGAGTTCTAAAATACTGCATGATTACTATGGAAAATTCTATCAGGATGTTTTCTTTCCATATTTGAAGGAGAATAATATCAAGACTTTGATTGATATGGGTGATACTTTTGATAATCGTCGTAATATTGACTTAGCGACTCTTGAGTGGTCAAAGAAAAACTATTATGATCGATTACGTTCGATGGGTATTAAAGTTCATACAATCGTAGGTAATCACACTGCATATTACAAAGATACAAATGAAATTAATACAGTAGAATTATTATTAAAAGAATATGATAATGTAGAAGTTTATGCAGAACCAACTACTATAAATCTTGGTGGATTAGATATTTTGATGCTTCCTTGGATAAATGAGGAGAATAAATTACAAACTCTTGAGATGATGGATACTACATCTGCTGATGTAATTATGGGTCATCTTGAGTTGAATGGTTTTGTTGCTACTCGTGGTCATACAATGGAACACGGAATGGATACAAAGATATTTGATAAATTCTATCGTGTTTACTCAGGTCATTATCATACTCGCTCTGATAATGGAAAGATATACTATCTTGGAAATCCTTATGAGATGTTCTGGAACGATGTTCTAGACACAAGAGGATTTCATATCTTTGATACTAAAACAATTGAACACAAACCCGTAAACAATCCTTACAGGTTATTTTACAATATTTACTATGAAGATACCAATTATAAGTTATTTGATACTAGGGAATTTAAAGATAAAATTATAAAAGTAGTAGTTAAGAAGAAAACCGACCAAAAGCAATTTGAAAAGTTTATAGATAAATTATACAACTCTGGTATTCAAGACTTAAAAATAATTGAAAATTTTGTATTAACTGAAAGTTCAGACTTTGAAGTTGAAGAAACTGAGAATACGATAGGTATATTGAATCGCTATATTGATGAATCTGAGTTTGAAGGAGATAAAACTCTCATTAAAGGAATTCTACAGAAAATATACACCGAAGCTTGCGAGGTAGACTAATGTATCTTCTTACACTTAAAGACAAACGGGACGATGGTGCCTATGCAGTCTTGAATCGTTATGGTGAAAAAGTTCTTTTTATGTTTGAAGAAGAGGACGATGCTGAAAGATATGCTATGATGTTAGAACACGATGATCAATATAAAAAAGAGATGGCTGTTATAGAAGTTGACGATGAGCTTGCCATAAAGACCTGTAGGATGTATAATTACAAATATACTGTGATTACACCCGACGATTTCGTAATACCCCCAAAGAATGATAACCTTTCAAAAGATTAGATGGAAAAACTTCCTGTCAACAGGAGACCATTGGAGTGAAATAGATTTTCTAGGACATACTACTAACTTAGTTGTAGGAACAAATGGTTCTGGAAAGTCAACAATGTTAGACGCTTTGACATTTAGTTTGTTCAATAAACCATTTCGTAAGATTAATAAATCCCAACTTATCAATGCTACCAATGAAAAAGATTGTGTTGTTGAGGTAGAATTTACTGTCAATAATAAAGATTATCTTGTTAGAAGAAGTATCAAACCAAATAAATTTGATATTGAAGTCAATGGAACATTATTACATAAAGAATCTGATGATAGATTAAATCAAAAGATATTAGAAGAAAGTATATTAAAGGTAAATTACAAGTCATTTACTCAGATTGTTATATTGGGAAGTAGTAGTTTTGTTCCCTTTATGCAGTTGTCTACAAGTAATCGTAGAGATGTGATTGAGGATCTTTTAGATATTCGTATTTTCTCTGCAATGAATAGTCTTATCAAAGAAAAAATTAGAACAGAGAAGGAGAAGATAAGATCCTTAGATTTAAAAAGAGATAATATCAAGGATAAAATATCCATGCAAGAGAACTTTATCAAGGAGTTGGAAGAGCAAGGAAAAGATAATATTACAGAAAATCAAAAGAAGAGAGATAAGTTGGGTGATGAAATATGTGTTCTTATAATGCAGACAGAAGATTTAGAAGATAAGGTCTATGGATTAACTGAGGAGCAAAAAGAAGTAACTGGTGCAGGAGAAAAGTTACTGAAACTTAACACATTCAAAGGTAAATTATCCAATAAAGTAGCAACCCTTACTAAAGAACATAAGTTCTTCAGTGAAAATGTAACATGCCCTACATGTACTCAATCTATAGAAGAAGGGTTTCGTTTAAATAGAATTAATGACGTTCAAACTAAAGCGAAGGAACTTAAAAAAGGTTATGATGACCTTGAAGAGACCATCAAAGAAGAGCAAAACCGAGAACGTCATTTCAATCAATTATCAAAGGAGATTACTAAACTCAACAATGGCATTTCTAAAAACAATACTAAGATCTCTGGCTTTCAACGACAGATCAGAGATTTGGAATCTGAAGTTCAAAGATTTACCGAACAACTTGCAAATCGAAGTACTGAAAATGAAAAACTAGTTGAGTTTACTAAGAGTCTCGAAACAACATTAGAAGAGTCATCAGAAAGAAGAGAAGAGGTTATATATCATGACTTCGCATATTCTTTATTAAAAGATGATGGTGTTAAGACTAAAATAATTAAAAAATATCTACCATTTATAAATCAACAAGTCAATCGTTATTTACAGTTGATGGATTTTTACATCAACTTTACATTGAATGAAGAGTTTGTTGAAACTGTAAGATCACCAATTCATGAAGATTTCTCATATTGTTCTTTTAGTGAAGGTGAGAAGATGCGTATTGATTTGGCATTGTTGTTTACTTGGAGAGAAGTTGCCAGAGTCAAGAACTCTGTGAATACTAATCTATTGATTATGGATGAAGTATTTGATTCATCTCTTGATGGTTTTGGAACCGATGAGTTTCTGAAGATTATCAAGTTTGTTATTCGTGATGCTAATATATTTGTTATTTCACATAAGTCTGACTTACATGATAAGTTTGATAGTGTGATTAAGTTTGATAAATTGAGAGGGTTCTCATCAATCGTCTCACAAGAATCCAGAAAAAATTAAAAGAGGTAAAATGATTCCATTATTATTAACAGCATCAAGTTTTCTTAACTTTGTATTCTACATCTATGCAATTGGTTTTGTTGTTGCATTAGGTTTAGAGCAGATAGTATTAAGAGGTGACAATGAAAGAAACATTTATATAGTGCAATCAAATAGAAGATACTTATGGAGACAAACTTGGGTAGTCAATATTAATTGGTTCTTATGTAATGTAGGTTTGTATTTTTTCTCAAGAATATGCAACCGGT